TTTTTATGGTATGCCAATACTTGCAGAAAATAATAAACCAAGATTATTATACTATTTAAAAAGAAGAGGCTACAGAGGTTATTCAATGAATAGACCTGATAAAGTTTGGAATAAATTATCAGCTGCTGAAAAAGAAATAGGTGGCATACCAAACTCAAGTGAAGATATAAGGCAAGCACATGCGGCCGCTATAGAAAGCTATATTAATACATATGTTGGTCAAAAAGAAGATTCTTCTTATGGAGATATGTATTTTAATACAACATTAAATGATTGGGCTAAATTTGATATAAATAAAAGAACAAAGTTTGATGCAGCCATTAGCTCGGGTTTAGCAATTATGGCATGTAATAAAAATTTATATACCCCTATACCTGAAAAAAAAATAAAAAACAAAGTTAGTTTTAGTTTTTCTAAATATAACAATAAAGGAAATTTTTCAAAAATAATACAATAAATGGCAAAAGTAATTACAAAAGGTATTTTTCCAAGTCAAGCAGTATCTGACGCTGAGAAAGCTAGTTCTGAATATGGTTTGCAAGTTGCAAAAGCAATAGAATCAGAATGGTTTAGAAAAGAATCGGGAGGTACTCGTTACTTTGCAAATAGAGATAATTTTCATAGATTAAGACTATATGCAAGAGGGGAACAAAGCATTCAAAAATATAAAGATGAATTATCTATAAATGGAGATTTAAGTTATTTAAATTTAGATTGGAAACCAGTACCGATTATACCTAAGTTTGTAGATATAGTTGTAAATGGTATTGCAGAAAGAACATATGATATAAAAGCATACTCACAAGATCCAGCTTCAGTTAATAAAAGAACTAAATATGTTGAAAATATAATAAGTGATATGCAAAATAAACAGTTATTAGATACTGTTGAAACAGAATTAGATTTAAATTTATTTAAAACGGATAAAAATAATTTACCAGAAAGTGATGAAGAATTGCAATTACATATGCAATTAGATTATAAACAATCAATAGAAATTGCTGAAGAAGAAGCTATTAATAATATATTTGATACAAATAAATATAATTTATTAAAGAAAAGAATTGATTATGATATTGCTGTTATTGGAATGGGGTGTGTTAAAAACAGCTTTAATACAGCAGAGGGTATTAAATTACAATATGTTGATCCATCTGATTTAGTTTATTCATATACAGAATCTCCATATTTTGAAGATTTATATTATGTAGGAGAAATAAGAAGAGTAACTATTGCTGAATTAAAAAAACAGTATCCTGAATTAACAGAAGAAGATATAGAAAAGTTAGAAGGATATAACTCACGTAATATACAATTATATAATAAATCTTATTCTGATGACGGTACTGATAAAAATTATTTATATGTGTTATATTTTGAATATAAAACATATGAAAATCAAGTTTATAAAATAAAAGAAACTTCTACAGGCGCAGATAAAGCATTAAAAAAAGATGATACATTTAATCCTCCTAAAGATTCTAGAGCTAGGTTTGAAAAAGTAAATAGATCTATTGAAGTATTATATGAAGGAGCTAAAATAATTGGTCATGAAAAATTACTAGGGTGGAAAAAATGTATTAATATGACTAGACCTAAATCTGATATTACAAAAGTTCAGATGAGTTATAATATAGTTGCGCCAAGAATATATAAAGGAAAGCCTGAATCATTAGTAGGTAGAATGACATCTTTTGCAGATATGATTCAAATAACGCATCTTAAATTGCAACAAGTGCTATCTCGCATGGTTCCTGACGGGGTATTTTTAGATGCGGACGGCATTGCAGAAGTGGATTTAGGTAATGGAACTAATTATAACCCGCAAGAAGCATTAAATATGTATTTCCAAACTGGTAGCGTTATAGGTAGGTCTATGACACAAGATGGAGATTTTAATAACGGTAGAGTTCCTATTCAAGAATTAAGAACAGGTGGTGGTAATACAAAAATATCTAGCTTAATAAATAGTTACAATTATTATTTACAATTAATTAGAGATGTAACCGGATTAAATGAGGCTAGAGACGGTAGTGCGCCTGATAAAAATGCTTTAGTTGGTTTGCAAAAAATAGCGGCAGCTAATAGCAATACAGCAACAAGGCATATATTACAAGGAGGTTTATATTTAACTTTAAAAACAGCAGAAGCGATATCTTTGAGAATTGCTGATGTATTAGAGTATTCTAACTCTAAAAATAATTTTATACAATCCTTAGGTAAATTTAATGTAGGCACGCTAGATGAAATAAAAGAGTTGCACTTGCATGATTTTGGCATATTTTTAGAATTAGCTCCTGACGAAGAAGAAAAGCAATTGCTTGAAAATAATATTCAAATGGCTATTACACAAAAACAAATTGAATTAGAAGACGCAATTGATGTTAGAGAAATTAAAAATCTTAAATTAGCTAACCAATTATTAAAATTAAGAAGAAAACAAAAATTTGAAAGAGATAGGCAGATGCAATTACAAAATATTCAATCACAATCTCAATCAAATTCTCAAGCCGCACAAGTTGCTGCTCAAGCTGATTTACAGAAACAACAAGGTATTGCGCAAACTAAAGTGCAAATTGCAGAAGCGCAAACACAGTTTGACATACAAAAATTAGAAAGAGAGGCTGCAATTAAGAAAGAATTAATGGAATATGAATTTCAATTGAACATGCAACTTAAAGAAGCTGAAGCAGACGTGATTAAAAATAAAGACAAGTATAAGGAAGATCGTAAAGACGAAAGAACTAAAATTCAAGCTTCTCAACAAAGTGAATTAATAGACCAGAGAAAATCTGGTGCACCGCCAAAAAACTTTGAATCCGCTGGATTTGATAATTTAGGTGGTTTTGGATTAGAGCAATTTGATCCAAGATAAATTTTAAACAATTATATAATATTATATTATGGCAGAAATTAAAGCAAAAGTGCTGGAAGATGAAATAATAACTCCAGCTGAAAAAGAAAAAGAAGTATTAAAAGATAAAATGACATTATTTGAAAAAGATGAAGTCATTAAAGTAGATTTAAGTAAAACTAAACAAGAAAAAGATGCCGTTCAAGAGCAAAGCACAGATGAGGTTCCTGTACGCAACGAATCCGAAACTAGCGGAGAAGTTCAAAAAGAAAACGCCGAAAAGGAAACTAAAGAGTCTGCCTCAGAAAAAGAGGAAGAAGAAATAAAAGAAACCCCTATAATAGAAGAAATAACCGATGAAACCACTGAAACAAATAATACTAACGAAGCAGGAGTGGATGGAAGCGATGAAGATGCCAACGCCACATCGGAACAAGAAGAAGTATTATCGGAAGAAAAAACACAAGAGCCAGAAGTAAACTTACCAGAAAATATACAAGATCTTGTAAAATTTATGGAAGAAACTGGTGGTAGCTTAGAAGACTATGTTAGACTAAGCGCGGATTATAGTAATGTTGAAGAAGAAACATTATTAGTAGAATATTATAAACAAACAAAACCACATCTTAGTTATGAAGAAATTCAATTTCTAATGGAAGATAAATTTTCAATAGATGAAGAATTAGATTCAGATAGAGATGTGAGAAGAAAAAAATTAGCTCGTAAAGAGGAGATTGCACAAGCAAAAAACTTTTTAACAAGTATGAAGGACAAATATTACAAGGAAGTCAAGTTGGGTTCTAAGTTGTTGCCTGAACAACAAAAAGCAATAGACTTTTTCAATCGATACAATACTGAGCAAAAATCAGCTGAACAATTATTAGAGAAGCAAACAAAACATTTTAAACAACAAACTGAAAACGTTTTCAATGAAAATTTTAAAGGTTTTAATTTTAAAGTTGGAGACAAAAAGTATAGGTTTAATGTAAAAGATGTTAATAAAGTAAAAGAATCACAAAATTTATCAAACGTTTTTGATAAATATGTTGATGAGAATAATCTTCTTACTCAAGCAAATGATTTTCATAAAGCTTTATTTGCTGCTTCAAACTCTGATGCAATAGCTAATCATTTTTATGAACAAGGTAAAGCAGATGCTATAAAACAAATGGCAGCAGACGCTAAGAACATTAATATGAATCCTAGAAAAACTGCCGATGGCTACGTTGAATCTGGTGGAATAAAAGTGAGAGCTATTTCTGGTGATGATAATTCTAAGCTAAAATTAAAGTTAAAAAATTATTAAACTAAAAAAAATTAATTAAAAAATGGCAACAAATGTAACATTTACTGGCCCGGCAGCGGGTAGTATAGTAACACCTGCTCAACAAAAAATGACATTACAAGGTAACTATCTTGATATTCAAAATGACGGTTGGGCAAAACAATATCTTCCTGAGTTATACGAAAAGGAAGTTGAAAGATATGGCAACAGAACAATAGCTGGATTTTTAGCTATGGCTGGTGCTGAAATGCCTATGCAATCTGATCAAGTTATTTGGTCTGAGCAAGGTAGATTACATCTAGCGTACAATGGTACTATTGATGTAACAAACGGAGAAATCACATCAATTACTGGAATCGACTCTGGTGCAACTGAAGCTCATGTAGTTAGAAAAAACGCTACAGTAGTCGCTGTTGTAGAAGGTGTGGTATTTAAAGCTTTAGTTAAAGTAGGAGCAGAAGCTGCAACTGATACATTAACAATTGCACCTTATGGCGCTGAAAACGTTAATGATTTAGCTGGTACTTCTGCAACTGGCAGTAAAGCTATTAAGTTTTTTGTTTATGGTTCTGAATTTCAAAAAGGAACAGACACTATGGTTGAATCTATAGAGCCTAAATTTAAATCGTTTACAAATAAACCAATGATTATTAAAGATCACTTCGCAATCAACGGTTCTGATACTGCTCAAATTGGGTGGGTTGAAGTAGCTGGAGAATCAGGTGAAAATGGTTATCTATGGTATTTAAAAGCTTCTGGTGATACAAGAGCTAGATTTGAAGACTATTTAGAAATGACAATGGTTGAAGCAGAAAAAGTAGTTAAATCAGGTACTGCAACTGCGGATTCACAATTACACGATTTAACGGGTAATAACATTGATGGTTCTGAAGGTTTATTAGAAGCAATTGGAAAAAGAGGTATTGTTGCGGCAAATCAATTTGATTCTGCTACACCTGGACCAGCTGTTGATAATAGTAATGTACCAAGTAACGATAGATTATCAGAATTTGATAATTTATTAAAAGAATTAGACAAGCAAGGAGCTATCGAAGAAAATATGTTATATCTAAACAGAGATGCAAATTTATATATCGATGATTTACTAGCGGGTCTTTCTGCAGGAACTCAAGGTGGTACTGCTTATGGAATATTTAATAACTCTGAAGACATGGCGTTAAATCTTGGATTTACAGGATTTAGAAGAGGGTCTTATGACTTCTACAAAACTGACTGGAAATATCTAAATGATGCTTCTACAAGAGGTCACGTAGGTGGTTTAAGTGGAGTATTACTTCCAGCAGGTAGTAGCTCAGTTTATGATCAAGTATTAGCTCAAAATGTAAGAAGACCATTCTTGCATGTAAGATATAGAGCTTCTCAAGCTGATGATAGAAAAATGAAAACATGGATTACTGGATCAGTTGGTGGACCAACTAGTTCAAGTTTAGATAAAATGGAAATTCACTATCTATCAGAAAGATGTTTAGTAGTACAAGCTGCAAACAACTTTATGAGATTTGATTCTTAATATTTATTAAAGGTAACGGGTGCTTCGGCACCCAATGCCTTTATTTTAACATTTTTATTATATTATATTATGGCAAAAAAACAAAAAGCAGTGGTGGCTGCTGAAGAACCAGTAATGGTTACTCCACCAAAAAAACAAAAAAAAGCAGAATATAAAGATAGGCTGTATGAACTAATTATAAAAGATACGCCTATTACATATATACTAAATAGTAGAAACGTATTATTTTTTGACGAAGAAAAAGGTTATGAAAGAGAAGTTAAATATTGTGAAAATCAAAAAACAGTATTTATAGATGAAATGAAAGGAGTTCAAAGATTAAGTCATATTGTTTTTAGAGATGGTCAACTTTTTGTTCCAAAAGAAAAACAAACATTGCAAAAATTTTTAGCTTTACATCCAAAAAACGGTACGCATTTTCAAGAATATGATGCTGTTCAAATTGCAGAAGATGAATTAGACATCATAGAATTAGAAATTGAAGCTTTAACAGCTGCTCAAAATGTAGAAATTGATCATGCTGAAGCAATATTGAGGTCTGAGCTGGGAAATAAGGTATCTAGCATGACTTCTAAGGAGCT